CTTGGTCATCATTGATGAGCCGGAACTCTTTGCCAAAAATCTTGAAACGCGTACCAGAATAGGTACGGACAAGGACGAAATCTCCTTCTTTGCACCACGCGCCTGTGGGAAACTTGGTCTGATCTTTATACGCATCAGGGCCAACCTTCATCACAAACAACACGGTGGTTGCACTTTCTTCTTGTCGCATACTGCTTGTATCGCGCACAAGATCAAGCGCAGTACCATCAATCTTTTCAGAGACTGGGGGCACGGCACACAGCAACTTCCAGCCTGTTGGCTCTGGCAGCATGGTGGCTTTTTCTTCGTCTGTAGCGTCTTGCGCTGGCGCATCGACGGGTTGGATTACATCAGGCAGGGCGTACTGCCCCGGTTCAAGCGTGAGTTCACTCATCGGATTTTTCAACTTTCTGTGCAAGGTCAAGTAGATAACGCTCTGCAAGGGCTAGACCCTGAATAATCCCGCAGAGTTTTTGGTACTCTTCAAAAGTGCGACATGCCCCACCAGCGCAGTCATCTGCGTAGTTGTTCATATCGGTGCGTAATTTTTCGCGCAATACGCGTGCGAATTCTTGGATCATTTAGTTGGCTTCTCCTGTGGTTGGTTTCGTTGTTGCATCTGCATTTGTTCGCGCTTGGTCTTTATGTCCCCAGCTTTTGCAAATGCTGTTATCTCGGCATTTTGTTTTTGTAGTTTGAGCTGGCCAGCCTTGTTCATGGCATCCACTTCCAACCGTTTGGTCTCAAGGTCAAGCTTGCCTTCAATCTCTTGCTTCTTGAGCTGAAGCTCCTGCATCTTGATCTGCAACTCTTGCTGCTGCATCTGGATGAGCGGGTCTTGCTGTTGCTGCTGAGCCTGTTGTTGAGCCTTCTGCGCTTGGCTTTGCTGGAGCACTTGTTGTGCGGCCTGCGCCATCATGCTGGAGAGTTGAATCTCCATCTCTGGCGGCAACTTCTCGTCTTCCGGTGGCAAGGGCATACCCATCTGTTGCTCAATCTTCTGGCGATACGCAAAGCCAACGTGCTCGGCAACGTGGGCCATCATGGCTGCTTGAATCTGTGGGGCCTTGGGGTTCTGGCCAACCAACTCCATGACGATTGGATCTTGCATCGCCATCATGTGCACTTGAATGTGTGACTGGTGATCTTGGTAGAAGAACGCTTTCATAGGCTCCAAACGCAACGCAGCCATGTTCTCAGACACAGGGTCTTTTGGTTTCTGGTCGTCAGGCAGGGGCACCAGCTTGTCGGCATCCTTGATACCCAGCACCGCCAACATCTGCCTGTGGAGCTGTGGCAGGTCGTAAATGTCTGGAGCCATCTGCGCCATCTGGATCACAGCTTGGTACTGCACAACCCGCTGGCTCATGGTTGCTGCGTTGGGGTCGCTCACAGGGATGATGTCTACGTGGTCGTAGTCAGTAGCCTTGGCTTTACGCGGCGCGTCGATGGGGTCGTAGTCGTAGGAAGGGTCTGTGTAGTCGCGGATGATCGCGGCCAACAGGCGCAACTCTTGTTTGAAGGTGTAGTGCAGACGGGCTTGAACCGCTGTCATCACCTTGAGCTGGCGTTCCAACAGAGCCAGTGTTGTGCCCACAGGCGCTTGGGCAGACATGTCTGACACCTTCATGTCGGCAGTGGCTGCAAACCTGCGGCCCTCCTCCACAATCTTGTCCATCAACCCAGACAAGACAAGGCTTGGTTCTTTGTACGGCAGGGGCAGAATGCTGTCGCGCAGTGCGCCAGAGCCAATATCTACATCGCGCCATTCTCCGGGTGCGATTGGTGTGTCGTCTCCCTTGATGCGCATGCCGCGAGATTTAAGACCTCCGGGTAGGTTAGACAGCGTGCCAGCATCAATAAGCTGGCGCATGAGACTCGTGGCAGATTTGGCATACCCGCCAATGAGATGGAATAGGCCGAAGCCGTACGCTCCAAAACCCGGAATGTATTGATAGTGAACAAAGTGTTGTCGTTTAAGTTCAAGTGGATCTTTCTGTTCCCAGTTTCTACGGATGGCCAGAACATCGTTCGAGCCTTTGATTAGGGTAACTACGTATGGCCTTGTGATTTCTGTCGGCTCATCGTCGTCATCCTTGTCTTCGTCGCCAGCAATCACCAAGTCAACATGGCACTCATACAGCGTGTATCTGTCGTCGTTCAGGTCGGAGAACCCTGTCTCTTTGTCCTTGGCCTTCTTGATGTTGTCTTGTTCTTTGCTTGGGTCAGGCAGATCAATGTCGCGGTAGAACCCGGCTTTCTGGAGCTTGATGATCTCGTTCTTTGTCTTGCGCATGACGTGCGTCAGGCGGTAGCAGGTGTCCAAGTCGGTCGTGCCGTAGGGCAGGATGATGTCTTCTGCCGGTACAAATATTGATACTTGACGGCCAAGGTTCGGGTCGTAGTACACCTTCTTGAACGCTGAGCCGGTAGCTGGCAAGCTCCACAACATGCGCTCATGCTCGGGGCGAAACTCACGCATGACCTCAGTCAACTCGTAGTTCATGTCTTCTTGGACACGCACAGCCGCTTCTTGTTTGTCCGGCGTTTCTTTGCCCAGAATTTTTGTACGTACCGGCCCTTGCGCAGGGAATGTCTCCGTAATGGTCTCTGATTGGAAGCGCACCACAGCCTCGGTAATCATTGGGTGGAACACGCCAGACGCGCCGTTCCACGGCTCCGTGCGTTCTTCGTACTGCAAACCCAACAGCTTGATGCCTTCTGTATAGGCTTTCTCCCAGTCCTTGCGGGAGTTCTTGTCTTGCTCAATGTCTCCAGCCAAGTCAGAGGCCATCTCCATGATTACATCTTCTTCCAGTGTGTCAGCCAAGTTCTCGTTGAACTCATCGTCTTCTCCGGGAACAATGCTCAGCTCCATGTCTCCAATTTCAATGTTCACCGCTTCAGGGTCAATGATCTCAATCTCAATTGCCTCTTCATCTTGGGCAAGTTCCTCCATGCCCTTGGGTTGTTGAAACAGCGCTTTATCAATATTGGTTGCCATATCAGTACTTCTTTCTCAGAGTAGCCCGGTTTGTGGTCGGGTTGTATTTGAATGCCGATGGGGGTTTCCCAGTGCGAGTTTTTGCTCTGTCCAAGGCACGCTCTTCGGCGGTCATGGCATCGCGTCTTTTACCTTCAGCGGTCAGATTGCCTTTGGCATCAACGTGTCCGCGCTTTTGCAGAACCTCAAGCGCAGCTTCTCGAGAACCGATTTGTGCTGCCAATCGGTCAATCAGTTGGTTTCTGCCCATGAACTTCTGTGTTTCCATCTACATCCTCAGTAGTACGCCGCAGATCGGCGCTTGAAAAATCTTGGTTCGTCTGGCTCATCTGTGTCAATCCTGATGAAGCCACCTTGTCTGACTCGAAGCAGTGCTTGGGTGGTCGTGTCCACGTAGTCATCGTTCTCCCCCACAGGGAAGGCCGCAACTTCCTCAATGACTTCTCGTGCCCAGCGTGTGTCAGGTGCCCATATCAGCCCGGAAGCAAACATGTCAGCCACGGCGTTGACACGCACCATCTTATCGTTTCCACGGCTGGGTGTAAATTCTTGTACAGGGATGCCCATGTTGCGCAGCTCTTGGATCAGTGGGCCACCGGCGGCTTTCTTCTCCACAATGAACGCATCCGGCTCCCACTCCATCCATTGCTTGAAGGCCACTTGCTTTAGCTCCGGAAACGCCATCCTGTCCTTGAACGCGTCCAGCAGAATCACCTGCGCCTTGCTGTTCTCTTCCTCGTTGTAGAACACACCCCATGTTGTGCACGCACTGTAGTCAGATGTGCTCTTTGTCTCGTGCGCCGTGTCCCAGCTCTGGATTATGTACTCACAGTCAGGCGGTGTGTCGCTTGGCCAGATGCGCCAATGCTTTCTGCTGATGATCGCCGCAGTGTCCGATGTGGGCTGCTGCATGTACTGCGCGTTCCAGTACCGTGGCTCCATTGAGGACTTGGCTGACTGGAGGGCCTCCAGCGGCCACTGCTCTGGCCAGAGCGATTTCTCGTTCTCTGTGTTCTCGTTCAAGATGGCCGGGAGTTCTACGATCTCCCACTGCGGCGAGTCTGGGTTGTTGACTTGGTACTGGATCAACCGTCCGGTCAAGTCCAGTGGCCCCCAACGTGTCATGACCACAATGATGCCGCCGCCCGGCATCAGCCGCTGCAACGGGCCGGTCTGAAACCATGACCACGCGGTGTCAAACGCCAGTCGGCTGTTTGCCTTTACATCTTGTTCCGAATGCGGATCGTCAATAACAAAAAGGTCAGCTCCGCGACCAGCGAGAGCACCGCCAACACCAGCAGCGTAATACTGACCACCGGCAGCAGTACTCCACTTTCCAGCAGCTTTCTGGTCATCTGCCACAAGGGTTTGAGGAAAGAGTTCATGGTATTGCTCGTCGTTGATAAGGTTTCGTACCCGACGACCGAAGTCCTCGGACAACGATGCCGTGTGCGTTCCCATGATGATTTTCTTATTAGGGAAATTACCTAGAAAGAACGCGGGGAACAGATAGCTGGAGAACTCCGACTTACCCATACGCGGCGCGATGTTGATGATGACGCGCTTCTTTTTGCCGTCAATTACATCCTGAAATATCTTGGCCAGCTTTCTGTGGTGCGGCCCCACCTTGAATCCGGGGTAGACATGCTGGGCAAACTTAATCATGTCCGTGCGTCCGGCCACCAACGAATACCGCTTCTCCCGTTCCTCCAACATATCCATGAGTTCAATCTTTTCCTTGAGACTCATGGTGGGGAGGGCGCGCTGAATCGCCTGTATTTCCCCAATGTTTAACGTTAGACTTTCAAGATTCATCGGGAGTAACCGGTAAGGGGGTGCTAACTTCTATGTCTTCAACGGGTTCAGCGTCGGTCACGTTCATGAACTTGGCCAGCTTGTCCTTGAGCTTCTTGTCGATTTCTTCGTCGGTCAGGTCTGTCTTCTTGACCTCAATCTTGTCGGTGAACAGCCCGACTTCTGTGACTTTGCCCAAGAGGCCCAGTGCTTTCAAGCGGATGTTGGCGTTGGGGTTCTCGCACTCTTCCAACAGCTTGGCCACGGTATACCCGCGCAGTTCTCTGGCTTGGTGGACAAACTCCCAGTCGTAGGCGGTCAACATGCCGACAAGATGCTGCACCGCAGCAGGCGTTTTGATCTGGGTAAGTTGGTCGTGCGTGATTTCTGTTGGGGCGACAGAAATTAAATTTGTGAAAGATGCCCGCGCCGCTTGGACTTCGGCTTGGCTGACCACGGTATCTGTGTCGGCGGCACCCAGACCTTTGAGCCACTCGACCGTGTTTACTTTAGCGTCGACTACGTCCGCCGGATGTTCTTTCTCCAGCGGGGTCGGTTTACCGGAGTGGTCGTTCACTTCCGGTTCAAATTCAATAAGGTGTTCTAGCATCGGCGCATAAGTCCCTTGTACCTGCGATGCGCGAAGTGTATACTATCTTTGAGTTATCTGACAAGCAGTTGTCTAGATGCTTCTCCTCAGTTGTGACCCAACTGTTAACACCCCCTGTCAGAAATGGCCGGGGGTTTTTTTTTGTGTTGGTGGCTCCCATAGGGCAGGGTTTGAGCGCAATCCAACAACGAAAAACTCTCAACGGGGCCAATCCGTTTCCACCAACCTGCGTATTGTAACCAATGTCTATCGTTGGACAAGAGGTTATTTCAAATTTTTTAAAAAATTTATGGGGTGGGTGTGATTATCACGAAGGGGGGTATGGTTTAGAAGTTAAGTATTACAAAAGTGCTGAGAATCGGTGGGGAATAGTGTTCATATAGTGTAGTGCTGCTGCCTCATATCAGGGGTGATGGGGGTACGGTGGGGTCTAAGGTATTCGATTATCAGGCTCTCGTAGTACCTCCGAATACCCCTTCCATACAATAGAGGTATCGGTTCGGGGCACAACGCTTACGACGAAGGGGACAAATGTCCCCGTTCAATAGGAGTAACACAATGTCTATCAACAAACTGCAAACAGCCGTCACAACAGCCCTGCAACACGCCAAGGGTTACGCAGACGCCATCACAGACGCTACCAAGGCGGCAAAGGGTATGCCAAGGGATGCGGTACGCACGGCCATCATGCCCACAGTGGCGGCCTTCTACGGGGTCAAGATGCAAGCGGGCGAGGGCAAAGCCGAGGGCACACAGGTCTTGGACAAAGATGCGGCCAAGTATGAGGCGGCACGCAAGGCGCTGTCGCGTCTGCTCGGGGACATTTGCGGCACTGAGGCATCAAGCCCGAACCGTGAGGCCGTGGTCGCGCCACGCAAGGTGTTCAAGTCTGTACTGAGTGAGATTCTCAACTCAGGCATGAGCAAGGCTGAATTCAATGCACTCATCGCCGAGTTGCGTGATTCTGTCTCTTTCGAGTAATCGGGACAAATGTCCCCGTTGTTTTTTCCCGAGCGGCACAGGCGTGAGGTCTGGCCGCTGTTTCTTTCCCTGTCCAACACTTTTCAACTGGAGATTATCACTATGAAAAAACTGCTTGATGCGTACCGCAAACTACCATCCCCATCAAACCGAACCAAACTGCAAACCTACCTCAACAAGCACATGATGGCCGTCTGTATGGCACTGCCTGAAGACATCGCCTTCCTCAAAGCCCACAACTTCACAATCTAAGGAGAACACCATGTCACTCAGTAAATTCATTTCCCTGTGCCACGAGCGCACCATAGACCCAAGCCTTGCGCTTGAAAACCCCGCCATCATTGAAGCCCTCAAGGCCAAAGATGATGAAACCGTTGTAGACATTCTTGACACCGCATTTTAAGGAGAACACCATGTCACGCACCTATTACAGCAAAGCCAAAATCAAAGCCCTCAAAGACCTTCGCATCCTGCGAGATGAGATAGTCGCATCCATGCCCAAGGGCAAGACCAAGCAAGACCTCATGGACAAAGCCCGCAACCGCACAGACCTCGACCATTGGAATGATGCAGTCAAGGGCGTGAAGCAAATGAGGCTGCTTTGAACGGGGACAAATGTCCCCGATGTGTCATTATCACGATGCAGGACTAAAGTCCGTGACTGCACGCACTGGGCGATACACTTGGACACTCTAACTTGTTGATTTATAATAAAAACCAGCGTACCTATCCTATATATACATATATATAAATAGAGATAGAGATATAGAAATATATTTTTATATGCGTGCGACCTCGCTGGTCTTTGTTTCTTTGTCTTTGTTCCTTTGGGCTTTGATAGTTCCGGAAAACCATGTATAGCATGGATACCTAAAGACAATTCCTATATGAATCAAGCAGATAAAGTGTCCGGAAATATATCCCCGCCCGTGCTATCATGGACAATTTCAACCACAAGGAAGATAATCATGGGATACCGATTCGTTAAATACATGAAGATGAATACCAATGACCTAGACCGTATGCTCACACAGCAGGGCGTTGCGCCTTTGCGTGTGCAGGAAATCGTGGAAACCGTCACCGAACAAAAGGCCACACAGCGCAAAGCCCGAGCGCACAAACAGCAGATGGATTTGCAGTGGGGCGAGTTCCTTGCCCCGTTGATACATGAGCACAAGACCATACGCTCAATTCAGCGTTACAAGGGCAGTCCCGAGCGTGCCGCTGCACTCGAAGCGTATGCGTTGGTATTGGACAGTCTCAAAGGTCGCTTGCACCTACTCATGCGGGATAAAAACAAGACCCCTTTGCAGTTGTACCCTGAGCGCACGCATTGGAGTGATTATGTTCCTGCACACATTCGAGACGAAGTGCATCTGCTGTTCGATGCCATACCCTACAAAGCCAAGGCCAAGGTCAAACTACCCTTTGCCCGAACCATACCTGTCATCTTGCACAACAAACGCAGGGAACGGCTACTGCGTAGTACCCGTAAAGCGTTGGACAGAGCGCAGTCCGAGTACGCCATCAACCCATCCGATGAGAACGCCCATGAGTTATCCCGAATCAAGGAAGCCCTGCGAATCATCAGGGACATGCACATGAACGAGCCAGTGCCAGCGACATGGCATGGGCTTTTCTGACGGGTGTCAACCCTTTTTAAGCAACGGGGACAAATGTCCCCATTCATGGTGCGTAGCATTTTGTCAGGCGATGCCGCGCACTACCCCGAACCTAGCCTGACATTCGTAACTGAAGGAGAAAGCAAATGAGATACGCAACATTGATGGAAGCCCAGATGGGCGAGTGGCCTGACAGCTTAGTGCTGACTGATGCCCAAATGCTTGAAGCAATGGCAAACGAAGTGCCTGAGTGGATAGCCAAACACAAATTCAAGGATTGGCGTAGCTACGAAGCACGACATGAGATGGGTTGGTACGCCGAGATTCACTATGACGAATGGAGGCGAGCAATGATGGAGGAGACACGCGCACGATGGGCACGAGCGGCGTTCAGGTGCAGGATAGGAGACTCACAAGGTTTCTTCTATGCCTGCGGCAAGCGAGACGATGGGACATACCAGTATGTAGGGTTTCGCTACGGCTTGGAGGACTGCGAGTACGCATCAGGCTTTCTTGACATGACATACACACCACAAGGAGAAACACAATGAGTGAGTACAGAAATTTATGTAGTGATAAGCAAGCGAGGGTGTATGCCTGCGCCGAGGCGATACGAGTAGGCGACTGCCTGCCTGTATTTCGTTATTTTGGTAGTGACGCACCTAAGTTCTACGCAGAGGTGCTCGCGCCTATCAAAGAACGATTCACGATGGTGAGCGGGTATTGGGGCGTGATGCAGAAGCACCCACGCATTTATCTTTTTGTTATGGGGGAATGAAATGAGAGCAAAAGCTGTACTGAGTCACATATTCCTGAGCCTCGTGCTCTACAACGCAATGGCCGTTGGAATCAACCAAGTGATAGAGCTAGGTGGTGGTTACATCTGGATATTCATGGCGCTTGGCAGTGCGTTCCTGTTGGGGATGCAAGTCATGCTGGTGGTAATTGAATGTAAAGGAGAAACGAAATGAGAGTACATGAACTGATAGCACTGTTGAAAACAGTAGACCCTGAATCCGAGGTGTTTGTGTGGGTAGACGGCGAACGACACCCCGTGACAGAGATTGACCCGATGGACTGGTATGTGGACATCAACGCCGATACGAAAGAGAGGATGAAATGAAAACAGCATCGATTGGATTCATGCGTGAAGACGGCGACCTCACACTGGTCGCCACATTGAACAACCTTGATGGGCACATGACAGACAGTGCCTTCAAGATTCTTTTGGATGGGGTGAAAGCCTACATCGAGCTGATGTCAAAACGAAATGATGTGGTTGTACTCGAGCGTGAGGATGCGCCCGACTATGTGGAACTCAACTTAGACAACGAGTAAGAAGGAGAAACAACATGAGATTAGATACTGTGATGCAAGAGACGCTTGAGTACATCAATGGCGAATTAGTAGGTGTTGTGAAACGCTTGCACTATGTCGCTAACAACATTGACGATATACGAGAACGCGATGACTGTTGTCAACAAGTCGAAGAGTCCATCAACAAACTGCGGGACTTGATTAGAGAAACTGACCTCAAAGGAGAAAGCAAATGAAAGATACAAAGATGAGCGTAGCGTTGCTTGACAACATAACTAAGTCTGTCGTGGTGAACATCGGCAAGACAGGCGCATACATCGAGGTATGGATAGACGGTAAGGACATATCAATCTGCCTCATCAACGATGCGGGCGACATCGTGCGCTCAATAGATGAGCCACTCACAACATTAAAAGGAGAAACAGAATGAACGAAACAAAGACACAGCACATCGGAAACATTCATTTCGGGATAGACGGCAACGACGAATATGTGCTGTTGGAATTTGCCGAGGACACGACTTCAGACGCTGCTAAAGAGTGGTTGTTGCATCAAGTCTATCGAGACACCACGCAAGAAGCAGGCGGGTACTTCTGCAAACGAGTGACCATCATGCCCAACCCCTACCACGCCAACAAGTTTGTTGGTGTGATTCACCACGAATACGATGTTTAACCAAGGAGAAAGCAAATGAACGAACCAGTACAACACTTCTACGCCTCAAGCGTAGCGCAATGGGCAACGACTACACCTGAGCGAGACCTGCGCCAGCTACTCAAGCTGATGGACAAGGATAGGTTCTCATACAACCTGTACCTAGTACCAGTGGCGCACGATGCACAGTACGACATCAAGATGTACCAACCCCAAGTCGAGGGCACTCAATGGCTTGGATTCTTTACGGTAAAAAGAGGGAGAAACTAAATGAAACACCAATGGAAAACAGGTCGTGCATACGACGAGCACGGACAACGCATGGTTGCGCTGATAGACACAGGCGACTGCTGCATCAGGTTCAGCGACTTGTCACGCAACATAGATGGGGCTGTGCCGCTGGGCAACTACCTGCAAAACCACAGGCTTGACGCCTACACACTGGAGGCTTTGGTCATGGCGAACTATGACTTCGGCAACTATTCACCGAGCAACATAACACTTAACTGGGAGTAATGACATGAGTGACTTTGACATCAATGAATTTTTAACACACATGCAGGCATCAGGCTTGCGAACCATTGTGATAACAGACGATGAGGGTGTACCCATGACAGACGCACAGATACACGAGGCCGCAGGCTATCTCGAAACTAAAGAGGGTGGGTTTGCCAACGCCATCGCAATGGCTTACTACCGAGCAGACAGCGGCAACAAACGCAGGCTGTTAGATGCGTTCGGGGATTTGTTTGAGAGTGCCTACGCTAAGTGGCACAAGGAGTAATGAACGGGGACAAATGTCCCCATCAAGGGTTAGCAGTGTGCCCACTCACACTGCATTCGTAACTGAGGAGTATTAAAAATGAAAACAAATTTCAATGAGTTAGTTAGTGAACTTGCAACCATCTTGCGTGGTGGTGTTACATACAGACGCTTCGGCACGGCGGGCTGGTACACCGAGTTTCAAGGGTGCTCTGCCCGTGACTGGCACCACCGAGAGCAGCTGAAGTACCCACTGCATCCCGCTATCGTCAAGGCGCTGGAGTCAGACCATCGACCAACAGACTGGCACTTGCTCACGCTTGAGTGGCCTCATGTATCCGAGACGGACAGCACACGCCTTGCATACACACGGGACGACCGAGCAGGCGAGGCAAACCGACAGGTCATCACGACTGTGGGCAAGTACTTGACGCGGCACTTCACTACCATGCCAGACCACGAGGTGCGTAACTTAGTTGCGCTCTATGCCGCTGGTGAGTCGTGTAAGTTTGTGCATACGATGGCCGAGATGTTGTATCACTTGCATCGTGGCCCGACATCGTGCATGGTGAGTAGGCGTGAGATACGCTGTGATGACGGCGAGCTTCGCCATCCCTATCAGGCATATGACCCCAAGTATGGCTGGCACATGGCTGTGCGTACCGAGAACGATGACACCGTGGGTCGTGCGCTGTGTGTCGGCAAGTACTTCGTGCGGTCATACAAGAAGACAAGCGGTCACTCATACTCTGACGAGCGTCTTGAGGCGTGGCTGGTAGCGCAGGGGTACACGCACTTGCACCAGTACCCACAAGGCACTGAGCTTGCGTACTACGGGACATCGGACGAGTTCCTTGCACCGTTCATTGACGGCGATGAGAAGCGTGTAGCAATGTGTGGTGACAAGCTAGAGCTAGATGAGGACGGGGACTATGTGTGTAACAACACCGATGGCACGCCCGAGGGTGGCCAGCGTGAGTCCTGTTCTGACTGTGGCGACAGCTTCGATGATGGTGATGGGTACTGGGTCGGCATATACGAGGACTCGCAGGTATGCTCAAACTGCTGTGACAACAACTACACCTATGCATACAGCAGACGGGGCCATCAGTACTACATACACAGCGACAACACCATCGAAGTGGGCGGTGACTACTACGATGTGGACTACCTGTCGGACAATGAGATTGTCGAGCTTGCCGACGGTGATTACGCTTCGATGGGGGACTGCGTGCTTATCAACGAGGACTGGTATCTGTCCGATGACGATGAGGTGTGCTTTGCAGAGGATGTCGAGGAGTATTGCCTCAAGGATGACTGCTGGCAGTGTGAGGGGTCAAACAACTGGTACACAAACGAGACAGCCGCATTGATGGATGCTGATGGCAACCGCTATCACGCAGACCATGCACCTGAACAAGAAACAATCAAGGAGTAATCATGAATAAGAAATCAATCCTGTACAAGACGCTCAGTCGTGCGCTGTCCGTCAAGCGCCCGCACCTTGGCAAGGGCGTGGCTATGTTTACTGATTGGCTCGAAGCGCATGTGCCGACACACCTGCAAGACCACATCACCTATGACGCTGTGGGTAACCTGCATGTGGATGCGCGTGTCGATACTGCCAACCGCACTTTGTTCGTAGCCCATGTGGATACTGTGCATCGTGATGAGGGTGCTAACAAGATACGCAAGACTGCGGGCAAGTGGTATGCAGACGGTGCGGCACTCGGTGCCGATGATGGGGCGGGCGTGGCCATACTCATGCACATGCTGTGCGCTGGTGTACCCGCATACTATGTGTTCACACAAGGCGAGGAGTGTGGTGGCATCGGTGCTAAGCACATGTCAAAAGATGAGGCGTTGCTGTCCCAGTTCGACCGTGCCATCGCGTTCGACCGCAGGGGTATTGACAGTGTCATCACGCACCAAGGGTATGGGCGTTGCTGTTCGGATGAGTTCGCGCAAGCACTGGCTGACGAGCTGTCCTCTGGCAATGTGCTCATGTACTTGGGTGACGACACAGGTGTATACACCGACACTGCCGAGTTCGTTGATGTCATACCTGAGTGCACCAACATCAGCGTGGGGTACATGCACGAGCACAGTGACCGTGAGGAACTAAACATTCACCACTTCGTAGCCTTGGCCGATGCCGTGCTTACCCTGCCTTGGGACAGCTTGCCCACGACCCGCGACCCTGCGGTGTTGGACAGCAAGTGGGACTGGCCTGAGTACGACACACCATCGGGTGCATGGACTAAGAACTGGTGGAAAGACTATGGCAAAGAAGCGCCAGCGGTTGACGACACCTACACGGAGATAGTCGAGGATGCCCTGTACGAAGCACTGATGGGGGTGTACACACAGCTCATTGAGTTGATGGCCGAGTGCATATACCCCGAAGACCCTGCGCTTGCCAAGCGGAGCATACGCAGAGCGGCACTGACTGACGAGCTGTTGACAGACGCACTGGTAGGACTGCGTGAGGGAGAGGATGCAGAGAATGTTCTGCTGTGGTTGTACGACGAAGCGTACTGTGAAATTTAACAAAGGAGAATGAAATGAGATTATGTTTTTATTCAGTAGGTATGCACTCATCGTTTGGCGAAGCCATCAAGCTGGGTGGGATGCGAGAGATAACAGGGTTGCAGACCGAGTACCGCACACTGTATGAGGTAGGCGGCGACTTAGCGGACACGCTTGACGCTATCTCTGCAACCGCTGACATGTTGGGCAGCAAAGGAAAGCTTCGGTTCGTGCTGTTCGATGATGATGGTGAATTTTTAGACGCTTGTTAAAGGAGAAGTGAAATGACAGATAGAAAATTTGTAACAGAAGAACAGTTCTACGCATGGATGGGTTCAGACACACTAAAAGTACACGACTTAACTGCGTTGTTGCTTGAGGTAATCAACGGACACTATCCAGTGCAAGTACTGCGTGAGGATGTGTTGAGCTATGAAACAGAAGGAGAAGCAAAATGAAACGATTTGTAATTTTTGGAAACATTGAGCACATCGGCCACACCGCGCTGATACACGCAGTATTCAACGCCGAGCACATTGCCGATGCTGACATCGAAGCTAAGGCCGCAGAGTTTGGGGGGTGTGAGTTCATCGCACCGCACTACTACGATGGCAAGATTACTTTCATGCAATACCACGAGGAGAAATGAAATGACTGACAAAACATACAACGGCTGGACTAACTACGCCACATGGCGTGTGAACCTTGAGATATTCGACGGGCTTGAGATAGCGGAGATGTTTGACCTGACTCTGCCTGTTGAACAACTGCGCCATGTGTTGCAGGATTATGTGAACGAATATGTGTATGAGCTGTGCGATGACCGCCACCGCCTCATCGAGGGGTGGATATCAGCCTTCTTGTCCGATGTGAACTGGTACGAGATAGCTGAGCACATGCTTGAAGACTACGCAGAAGAAAACCAAGAGATTGATTTAGACGGGGGCCTGTCTGCCGTAAATGAACAACAAGAGTAACCACTAACTTGTCCAACACTTGACAACCTCGGGCAACCGAGGTATATTTTTTAACTCAAGGAGGAGCGTATGCCAGACTTAAAAAGCGAGATGAGCAAGGTTCTCGAAGCATGGGAACAAGACGTTGAACAACTACAACAGGAGAAGCAATTGAACAGCACAAAGAAACTACCACACATGTTTACCGCAACCAACAACGTGACGCAGGAGACATTCAACTATGTCAAGAACAACCCAAACAAGAACAGCAGTGAGATACGCTCAGTGCTTGTTGCAAGGGGGTTCAACGCAGGGTCGATAGGCTCACTGCTCACGCAGTTCACAAAACAAAACCAGATGGTTAAAGACCATGACGGTAGGTATGCCGTGTGTGTACCCAGTTACACACCGCTGAAGTCAACCAAGAGCTTTAGGGCAGCGGGTAAGCGCGTCAACAAGATTGTGTCTATCAAACCCAAGTCACAAACAGCAGGCATTGCCGCGCTCAAGGTCGAGCCTAAAGCGCAGGTGACGGGTGTCAATACTTCTTGGGATGCAGACACCATCATCAACAACATTGGCTTGAAACAGGCGCGAGCTTTGTATGATGAACTGAAGAAACTGTTTGGAGGCTGACATGTTAGATGTACTTACGTGGTTTGCAGTGTTTCTTGCTGGGGGCGTTTTCACCATAGCTGTTGGCGCTGTTTTCATATGGGCAATCTTTCACATACAGAACGGAGGCGATGATGACTGAACAAATAAGTGAAGAAAAAGACTGGGGTGCGCTTGCTGAGAAGCACTTGGCATCAATTAAACGCGACATGAAAATAAGCCTTGAAGACGCAACGGTTCGCGCTGCGCATAAGGTGATGACTGAATTTAACAACACCGAACGAGAGAGCAAGGTCAAGCAAGAAATGGTCAAGCAACAGCTAGACCGACTGGAAGCAGATAT